GTTATCTTGAGTGGCAGCAATAGTACCAGGAGACATTATTCCACTAGTAATTGCACCAGTAGAAATTCTGTTAACTGTGGTTCCGTCAGTAGTATCTACACCACTACCAGAAACAGAGTATGTACTTCCTAGTCTTGTGACATTGGTAGCAGCAGCATCAACGGTTAACTGAACACTAGAAGATAATTTATGAGTAAGGGCACCCGCATTCGCTGCTGGTGCTGTCATCAGTAACATAATGAAGGGTAAAAACCTTTTCATATGATTTACCAAAGAGGTATGTATTCTTATTTAGCATAAGGTTTTGTCAAATACTAAAACGGTATCATACCAAACAATCTACTAATGTTCCGTGTGCTCTACGAATCTCACGAAGTGCTTCTAGGTTCATATCTTTAGTGCCGCCATCATATGCATGAGCATATCCTTCTGCAATCATTTGTTCGTTGACTGACAGTTCAGCATCTCCGATGTAAAGCCATCCAAGTAATCTGCCGTATTTGCCCATTCCACCAACAAGCTCAGTTCTGATAACAAGATCTTCTTCTCCAGCAATTGCTGAGTTAAGACGTTCTTTAATCCAATTTGTTGCGTCAATTCCAAGTGCTTTCTCCTCTAAATTTCTCGTCCTTTTCTCCGGCGTATCAATGCCTGCAACTCTAACTCTTTCTTTCTTGTATAAATCAAACCCGAGGTCAATAGTGACATCGATAGTATCGCCGTCAACAACACGATTAACCTTTATCACTCGGAAGTTGTAGCAGCTCTTCCTGCTCGGTGGCGTCATTGCTCCCATCTTTTAACTCTGCAAATGCTATTCCTAGTATATAGTAGATACAATAGAATGCCCCTGCTACAGCAAGGAACACCATAAAGATCACTGACCACACAGGGTCGTTAGGATTATCTAAAGGACGTAATAGTAAATTCATTTCTTAACTGGTAAAGTAAGTTCCATTCCTATTGTAAGTAATAGCACAAAAGCAAATACAAATATTCCACTCATCATAATCTATTACCACTATCTGCTGAAGGGATTAATTGATAAGCCATCTTATCTCTTAATTGATTGATACGTTCGTCATCATACTGCTTGAAGTTCCCTCGCTTATCAACCTTTTTATAGTAGTGTAATGCATTGAGGATGATTGCATAGTCATCTATAGTAAGTTCAAATTTCATAGTTGGTGGAATTGGTAATCTAATATCATTCGGTATAAAGAATCTCTCATGAACCATAAGTGTTCTTGTTCTTCAGCAGGTCGAGCAGGGAAACCTTCCCAACGTTCAATTCTTTTTATTACACAGTGATGTAGAAGACGTACATCTTCTATAGTTAAATTTACTGTATAGTCTGGTTCGTTATTCATGGGTTGCGTGGGTCTATACCTAGTGTTTTAAGATAGTTAACCCACCAATCGGCATCCTTTACATACCTCCAATTTGGGACAGGTTTTCCTTGTTCTACAACATAATGTTGATAGAGAGCATCATCGATAGTCTGTGCGATCTGTAAATTCCTCTTCCTCTTCATCAACGTCTGCATATGGATTGTCCAAGAATGGTCCTCGTTTTCGTAAAGGTTCTTTTCCGACATAAGAGTTTTCTGTATTAACTGCAGATACCCACACAGCTAGTTTCATTACTATAAAAATTAAAACCAGCGGCGTAAAACAACCGATTAAAATTACTGGATTCATTTATGCTTCCTCGTAAAAGGTTCCCAGTGTTGCCAATTATATTTATGAATAGCCCACATACCTATGACAGGAACAAACACCAAGATAGTTGAGAGGAATCCTAATCCATATGGGTTGTTTAATACAGTTCCACAAAATCTAGCAAACTGTAGCATCATTGCACGTCTTCCCAATCTTTTTGAAATTGATCTAATCCTTCACGGGTAAGTACATGATCGTACATTGCCCAAAATACTTTAGGTGGCATTGTAATAACGCTAGCACCGTAAGCAAAGCACCGTGATACATGATGAACATCTCTCAATGATGCTGCAAGAATTTGAGTTTTTACACCCTGAGAACAATAGGTTCCACTGATAGCACGAACAAGTTCTACACCACTGAATGAGTTATCATTACAGCGCCCTACGAAAGGTGAGATATAAGTAGCACCTGACTTTGCCGCCATGATTGCTTGTGCTACAGAGAACACTAAGGTCACATTGGTTTTAACACCAAGCACAGAGAGTGCTTTACATGCAATTAAACCTTCCACAGTGCATGGTAGTTTGATAGTGATCGCTTTACCTCCCAACTGAATAAACTGTTGAGCTTGTTTAATCATTTCTTCAGCAGTCTCAGCGACTACTTCACATGACACACTTTCAAACTGTGGATACCTATCAATTAATTCCTTAGCGACATCAGGAAGCGTTCTGCCGCTTCTTTTAATTAGTGTGGGGTTAGTAGTGACGCCATCAACTAAACCAGTTCTCGCTGCCTTCTTGATTTCATCTAGGTCAGCTGTGTCTAAAAAGATTTTCATGAGTAAAAAGTTGTTTGTGTTATGTATGCGCTATCAAGAGCACATATAATTGATATTAATACTGTAGCGAATAGTAGTGATGCTGTTAAATATACATTCATTAGTCTGAAAATAATGACAGTATGAATAAGAAAATACCGAAAGAAGAAAATAATATTATTATTGCAATTTCGATTTCCATAATTCCAAGAAGTAACGATCCACTTTATATAAATCACCAACTGGTGGTTGTTCTTCAATCTTAGACCATTCATTACAGAATGCTCTCATCTCTGGTGTTATGCCATGAGGTAAAAACATTCTACCAAATGATGACATTGCAAAAGCAAATCTCATTCTAATGCGCTGTTCCATTTCCTGAGTAGGCGTCGGTTTCATAATAGTTATTTTCACCTTTTCGTAGCCCGAAATAGATGGTGGCACATACAAAGGGTAGTGATCCGAAAAGTAGGACATGGGATAAAGTCATCTTACGTTGTGTCCTCCGAACATATACCTCATGCCATTGAGGACTTTATTGGCAAAGGTTCCTAATCTTCTAGAGTTGAACCGCTCAAATAATGCAGTGCTAAGGACAGGAGCAGGAACCCCAAGGTCCACAGCAGCATGAACAGTCCAACGTCCCTCACCACTATCACTAACCCCACCATCAAACTTGCTAAGTTTGTTGTCATCTCGTAGTACCTCGGCAGTAAGGTCCAGTAACCAACTACCAACAACGCTACCACGACGCCAACACTCAGCCACCCTAGCAACGTCAATCTCATAGCAATAGGACTCAGGGTCTGCCATAGGCGCAACCTCAGCGTCTCCTTCTTTGACATATTGTGAACCTGCATTTGCTTCATTGATGATATTAAATCCTTCGGCATATGCCTGCATGATTCCATACTCAATACCATTATGAACCATTTTTACAAAGTGTCCTGCACCAGGATCACCACAATACATCCAACCATGTTCTTCTGGATACATTACATACTCACCATTCCCGGTGCGTTCGGCAGCACCGATACCCGGAGAGAGTGCATCGAAGATAGGGCGGCATACATCGACTGCGTGGCTTCTGCCACCAACCATAAGACAGTATCCACGGTCCAAACCATAAACACCACCAGAAGTACCACAGTCAATATACTGGACACCCAGTTTCTCAAGGCGGAGTGCTCTCCTCCTTGAATCCTTAAAATTGGAATTGCCATGATCAATAATAATATCTCCATCACTAAGTAATGGTAATAACTCATCGATAGTTTCCTCTACTAGTTCTGCTGGGATAACAAGTTGGAAGATACCAGGAATTTTACCAGCACTAGTAAATTGCTTACGGTCAGATTTAATTGCCTGGACCAGACTTTCTAATGAAGTAGTAACACCACTGATATATCCTGCTTCATATTGTTCACATGCTTTCTCGTAGTTATTTCTGTAACCCCAAACTTCATGTCCTTCTTTAATCATGCGGCGAGACATACCCTCACCCATTCTACCTAGACCAATAATACCAACTTTCATTTCATTTACAGAGTTAAATTTAAATTCGGAAATAATGGAGGGATCACTCCGACAAGTCGAAGTAAACCCTCAGCAAAAAGTGCGAGAACAACCCAACCAACACACATAGAGATAATTCCAGCGTTACGATTATGTTTTCGTATGGCATCATCAATCATCTCCTGAACTTCTTCTTTAGTTATAGACATTTACTCCACATGAACTACACCAGTCATACCCGCACCTTGATGAGGACCACAGAAAAAGTTGTAATCACCTGCATCAGCAAACACAACATCTTGTGATTCTCCAGGAGCAAACAGTAGTGCTTCTCTAGAGAGATCAGGACGTGCCTCAACAATAATATTGTGAGGAGGTAGTGATTCATTGATAAAGTGAACGGTGTCACCAGCAGAGATTGTGATCTCATTCGGTGAAAATGCTAGGTTACCATTAGCACCCATTGAGACATCTACTGCCCATGCGGGAAGAGCAAAAAAGAGTGTAATAAAAAATGTAATTAAGACTTTCACAAACTTGTGTGCAACTACATTATCTAGGTATTTAATTTGGTTGAGATATTCTTTTTGTTTGGACTTCCACACTCAATCACTAGTGATTGAACAGTATCCTTGTTCGCATAATCTTTCTAATTTTTCTACAAGTTCAGTATACTCATCCCACATATATTCAGAACCAGTTTTCTCTTTGTAAATGTTGCAAGCAGTAATCAGACGTGCCACGTCTACTTCGTTTAATCTCATGGTAAGACCTTAGTACCTCTGTAGTATAGGTATTTATTGGCGCTTGACAACCCCCTACATAGATGGTAAACTACAGATTGTTGTAATGAAACGAATGATCTCAACATCAATTATTGCTGCTGGTCTGACCTTCCTTCTTCCATCTGCTAACATCCCTCCTTTGGTGGAAGATCTTCAGCAGGAAATTCCTGTGATACACTATGAACCTACTTGGAAGTGTGAAGACTGCAGTCCGGCAGAGCAGTATATTCTCTCACAACTTCAAGAGACGACAAACATTACTGATGTCAATGCTCTTGCCACATTGATGGGAAATATCAAGCAGGAGAGTAAGTTCATCTCTAACATCTGTGAGGGTGGTGCTCGCGTCTCCTACACTGAATGTAAGTCTGGTGGATATGGTTTGATTCAGTGGACTAGTATTGGACGCTACAAGGGTCTTGGAAACTTCTGTGCTAAATATGGATGCGATCCTAGCAGTCTTGAAGGTCAAACTCGTTACATGATTAACGAACCAATCTTCCAACGCTATCTCCCTGAGTTTGAAGGACATGGAAATTCTATTTCACAGTACATGGTTCCTGCATACTACTGGTTAGGATGGGGCATTAAAGGTAATCGCGAAGTTTATGCTTATGATTATAAAAATAAAATGGTCCTAGTATGACATACCCTGCACCAAAATATCTTAAAGACGACCCTTGGTTTGGTCCCGCTACATTTTCTCTTCATCAAATAGACTATAAACTTGCTTATGAGCAATCTGTCATTGAAAACTTACTTCTTGATGAACCAATCTATTCAGAAGTAAAAAATATACATCAAGTGATGTATGATATTGCTACTGCTCATGGTAAAACTACTTTACACCTTGGAGGATCAGAAAATTTTCATGAATGATGATTGGCGCTATAGTGATGATCGTATGGAGTTGAGACAGAAAGTTTATAGTCTTCTCCTCGCTCGTTTTGGATCTGCTCTTGACGAGAATGGAGAACCAGTGTATAGTATGAACAGCATCACCCAGTGTTCTCATGATTGGGTATCACAGGGTAATGTTCGTTCTGATGGTATTGTTAAATACTTTCAAGCATACTATACATGAGTAAGTATGATTTTGGGGGTCTTGACAGACACCCCGCTAATGTGTTAAGGTTAATCAGTGAGTTAGAAGGGTCTTATCAACTTTGTAAGTGGATGGGATTTGAAGAGGACATGAAAGTCCTTGATGAAATGAAGAAACCTTATTACAAACTTTATTTCAAACTCAAACGAGAGCAAGGGTAGGTGTCCGAGTGGTTAATGGAGGTGGACTGTAAATCCACTGGCTCTGCCTACGGGGGTTCAAATCCCTCCCTGCCCACTCTGGTTCAGTAGCTCAGATGGATAGAGCAACTGCCTTCTAAGCAGTCGGTCGTTGGTTCAAGTCCAACCTGAATCGTTGCCTCCGTAGCTCAGTGGTAGAGCAGGGCTTTTGTAAAGCTCAGGTCGCAAGTTCAAATCTTGTCAGAGGCTTTGGAACTTATAGTTCCATCATTCCCAAGTAGCTCAGTGGCAGAGCCGCCGACTGTTAATCGGCTGGTCGCTGGTTCAAATCCAGCCTTGGGAGTTCGCTCGAATAGCTCAGCGGTAGAGCACCTCCTTTACACGGAGATTGTCGGGGGTTCGATCCCCTCTTCGAGCATGGTTCATTACCTCATACTAAATAAATGAAATCAGAAAAAATCAAAGAAGAGCTCAACGATATTAAAATTGAACTTGCTTACATGAGAGGTATGTTAGAAAATGTTAGTTATCAGATGCAAGAGTTGCGGGAAGCAGCTGGAATCACATCCAACGAAAACACGAGCTTGCCAGTGCGAGAATTGTACGAGCATCCGTGGTATAAGTATAAGCGCGAGCAACTTGTCGCTAGTAGAAATTGTCAGCAATCCAAAGGAGACAATCTCTCCGACATTTAGTGCTGAAGATTTAGAGTATCAAGAAACACGTCGTCAAAGAAAGGTACGCAAACTTAACTTTGAAGTAAAATAAATGTGTTATAATTAGTAATGTATTTTTCATATAGAAATGAACCACCAAAATATTCTTCGTAAATTTCCTGAAGAAATTGCACTTCTTAGTGATGCTGTTGATGGAGTTGTAAATCTTGAGGATGATTATCCATATCTTTACAAAAGACTTTATGAGTTTTATGATGTTAATGGTCTGCAACTTTTTGGTGACCCTGATGATGACTATCAGGTGGTTCTGACCCAACTCGAACGAGACCTTGACAGCATCGTCTAACCCTGCTATCATTACAGAGTAAATCAAAGGCGTCATCAATGAATGATCTTGATCCAAAGTCTGTCGCATCGACCAAGACGCTTGTTATTCATGAGCGTTTTCCTTACCGCTATGTACAAAAGGGTTACATTCAACTTAATGGTAAACCCGATTTGCGCCTCCAGAAGGCAGATGAGTATACTAAAAAATACTCTGACATTTATCTTTTTGATAATGCTGATCAGTGTTTTCTTGCTATAGAAGACTTTGAGTATTCCAAGTGGTTAGATCCTGCTGACGTTCCCTGCTATGTAAAAGATGTCATTAAACAACACTAATTTAAAATTCAATAACCAAACACAATTCGTTCCTGCTGAACCTACTAAATTTACAAATACTATGACTACTCATGACCATCTCGCTGCTGCTGAGAAAGAACTTCGTCTTGCTCTCGCATCAGTAGTCGAAACAGCATCACCTGTTCGTCTCACTAGACTTATCCATGTCCTTGATACTGTCAATGATATCAAGCAAGGTTTTGTTTCCGGTGAAACTACTACTGTTGCCCCTGCCCCAAACTTTGTAATCAATACTCCAGATACTGTTGATTATGGTTACGGTGCTGCTGGTCCTGTAGATTTTCCTAGTCCCTTCGGAGAAGATGTAATTACATTTTCGTAATTATTCGTCACGGATGGACGTTAACAGCACTGGTGCGGGTGAAGATATCGCCGCCTGGTTTCCAATTTCCAGTAAAGAATTGGTGGCGTGCATGTGCTCCGGGGTGTGACAACCCCAACTGCGGGATTAGTTTAGAGGCAAAACTAAAGGTTTCCAACCTTTCGTCATCGGTTCGATTCCGATATTCCGCTTCTTGTTTTTAGTAGTATGAATACATATATTGAAATCTATGATGATGTTCTTTCATCAGAAGAATGTGCTAAAATTATACAGTATATTAATCAATCACCTAATATACAGAGAGGTCTTATAGGTGAGGGAGTTGATGTCAAAGCAAAAGATAGTTGGGATATACACAGTAGATTTCAAAATCAAACTGAAGTAGATACCATGATACATGGTGCTTTATCTGAATGCCTTGCTGATTATAAAGTTAGAAATTCTGAATTAAATAGTATAGGGTATTGGTCTTTAGAAAATAATTATAACCTTCAGAAATATCTTCCTGGTGGTGGATACTTTACCTCACACTGTGAAGCAAACTTTAGAACTACTTGTCAACGTGTTGTAGTATGGATGATTTATTTAAACACTGTCACTGATGGTGGCGGAACTAAATTTCCTCAGTATGATTTGGTGACTGATGCTGTTGAGGGAAGAGTGGTTCTTTGGCCTGCTTCATGGACACACTTTCATCATGGTGTGGTTAGTCCAAGTCAATTCAAGTATATAACTACGGGATGGTATTCTTTCGTTCCACAGTAAGTTTATAAATACTTTGAAGGAAAGTATAACGTACATGTAATGTCAAGAATATTAGTTGACGAACTAGTAAATTTAGCAGGAACAGATAAGGTAACCTTTGCTGAAGGTCTGAAAGTTACTGCGGGAGAAGCACTTGATCTTAATGGTGCGAAAATTAACATTGATACAGGTGTAGGTCTTGATAATCAACTGTTAGCATCAACTGGATCTGGTCTTAAGTGGGTCACTATTGGTGATACGAATAGCACGTATGCATTTTCATCAGTTGCTGCTGCTTCTAATGATGTTAAATTAAAATTAATTGGATCTGGTGATGCTGCTGGATATACGGATCAAGTAACAATTACTGGTACTGGAACTGTAACTGTTGTTGAAAATGCTGGTGTTATTACGATCAATGGAAGCGATCAGAATACTACTTATGATTTAGTAGCATCCACAGTAACTGATGGGGCACAACTTACATTAACAGGAACTGATTCAAGTAATGATATATTTTCAATCTTAGGTGGATCTAATATCACAGTTGCCCGAAGTGGAACTGATATTACAATCTCCTCAGCATTATCAGGAACAGTTGGAGCACCGTCAACAACTACCGATGGTGCGGTTGCTTTGTTTGATGGTACTGATGGAACTCTATTAAAGAATTCTACATTAGTTATTGATAGTAGTAATAATCTAAGTGGATTAAATGATGTTACTGCAAACAGTTTTACTTCTGCTGCAGATACAGGAAATTTAATTACCTTCTGGTATGACCAGCAGGCAAGTTTCCCTAATGCTAATACTTATCAAGGTGCTTTCGCATTCTCTGATAACAACAATACCATGCATTATGCTGCTGGTAATTCTTGGTATCAGGTAGCAAAGATTGGTGATATTATTCCCAACACTGACACCACATATTCTATTGCCTTAACAGGAACGAATGGCGGTACATTAAGTCTCAATGATTCCAACGGAATTGCTGATTCAGTAACTTTCCTACCGAGTAGTTATGGCGGTGTTGGGATGTTCACGTCTGGCGAAAATTTATATATCGACAGTAGAGTTTTTGATATCTCAGCACAGGTTGGTCCTGGATCAGGAACTACTCTTAGATTGAGAGGAACTAATCATGATGCTACAGGTAATGAAGTTAATATCGTCAACGATGACATTCTACTTACTGGTGCTGATGGTTTAACCGTTGAGTTAACTGATGCCAATACAATTACCTTTAGACAGAGTGGAGGTGGGGCTGCTGCTTATACTGATGATGATGCTAAAGATGCTGCAGCACAGGCACTTCTCAATGGAACATCATTAGGTATCACTTTTACTTATGATCAAGGTAATAAAACTATTAGTGCTCAGGTAGGAACAACTCCTACTACATTTAATTTTACTACTGGATCAGAGACTGGCAATTATCTGGTTACAGGATCTGATCGCGGTAATACTTATTCAAGTTCCCCTGATCCTAGCATTACAATATACGAAGGTGATACAATTACCTTTGATAATACTGCTACTAGGGTTAGTCACCCCATGTATATCAGAGTAAGTGATGGTGGTTCTAGTGTTTCTAGTCCTGCTGCTTCTGGTGAAGGTACTGCAACAACTTCATGGACTCCTACTTCTGCTGGTACATATTACTATCAGTGTGGTAATCATCTATTAATGATTGGAACTATTACCGTCCTTTCTACTGGTGGCGGCGGTGGTGGTGGATCATCAGTTCTGTATGATCTTTATGGAACTAACACCACATCAAATAATGTTTTCCTGAACCTTGATCCTTCAATAGGAACAACAGATCAGATTGAATTCGCTGGTGGTGGTGATACTAGCGTCTCGTGGGATGCTGTTAATAAAAGAGTATCACTTTCCAGTACTGCTCCAGTTCAATCAGATTGGGATGCTACTTCTGGATTAGCACAGATCCTTAACAAACCATCTATTCCTGCTGCTTATACATTACCAGCAGCATCAGCATCATCACTTGGTGGTGTAATTCCTGATGGTACTACTATTACTGTAGATGTTAATGGTAATATTGCTGCTGTTCCTGGTGCATATACGTTACCAATTGCTGGTGCTAGCACTTTAGGTGGTATCAAAATTGGTTCTGGATTATCGATTGACGCTGGTGGAGTTGTCACTGTTGCTTCTGGTGGATCTGTAGGTCTTCAGGCACGTCAAGACTTCAGTGGAACTACAACACCACTTGCTGATAACGCTGCAGGAAACCTAAATATAACAGCATATAAAGCATATACATTGCTTAAGGTTGAAACCGATGCTGATGCTTGGGTGAGAGTTTATACTGATGATGCTTCTAGAACAGCTGATGCTAACAGAAGTGAGGGCAGTGATCCTGCCGCAGGTTCTGGAGTTATCGCTGAGACAAGAGGATCAAGTTCAGTTCTCATCTCTCCTGGTGCCATCGGATTTAATAATGATTCTCCAAGTGCTACTGATACAATATATACATCAGTCACAAACCGTAGTGGAAACACTCAGACAATTACTGTAACCCTTACCGCAATCAGACTAGAGGCATAAATGGCAATTCTAAAGAACACAGTTCAAGTTAATAGTGGCAATACTGGATGGACTAGATCCAATGTTCTAGATGCCTTAGAAGAAACAATCGCTGACCTTGGATGGAACAGTGGTTCGCAAGTAAATGGTGTTGTTACTTCACTAGCTCATCCAGAAAATTCTGAAAGTGTTTGGGGTGGTGATGATTTTAGGACTGGACTTTCTACTAACTGGAACCATTGCGGCGGTCCTGGTATTACGATCAGGGCGAGTAAATATTATCGTTATGCTGTTGATGTTGATGCAGGTGCATATGTATTTCGACAATGGTATCTGCCAACTTATTATACCTACGCCACGGTTGATATTGGTGTAAATAATTTTTCTGTAGGAGATCCCTTAGTATGGAGACCATCTTCGAGCAACACCACTGCTCTTGGTTCTGCACTTCCTGGAGATACAGTTTATATCGCTCAATATTCCACAGAGAATATTCAAACCGGACTGGTCAAATTTGCTCCAACTGAGGCTGATGCTATTGCCGGAACTAATATATTAGTGCACAATTCCAGTGCCGTGAACAGCACCTGGAGATTTTACAATCCCGCTCATACTGATAACACTCAACTGATCGACGGCATTCAGCAAAATGATCAAATATTATTCTATAATAATGATGATTATCTAGACGCGAGGAAGCAAACTTCTAATTTTAAATTTACTACCAATTCTGGAGACGGTAGTGATTATAATATTTCAGGAACAGATCGAAGCACCACTCATACTAGTGCATCAGATCCTGGTATCACAGTTTATGAGGGTGACGCAATCACCTTTGATAACTCTGCTTTAAGTGGATCTCACCCAATGTACATTAGGGTATCTGATGGAGGCGCTAGTGTAACAAGTCCTGCTGCTACTGGAGAAGGCACTGATACGGTTTCGTGGACTCCTACTACTGCTGGTACATATTACTATCAGTGTAGTGTTGCTGGTCATGAAGGGATGCTCGGAACTATTACAGTTACTGCTAATCCTTCGACAGCTGTTGCTCTCACTTCAGCACATCCTTTATGGTTCCAGGATACTGCAGGTGCTTATGATGCTGATAGAGTAATTAATACTGTTAATTATGTGGACATTAACAGTACTTATAAATTTTTCCCCGGTCCAGACTCAGTTTATAATCCAGAAACTGGAACTGGATATATTGGCGGAACAGATGCAAACTGGCTCATCAGAATGTGGAAACAAGGAACTTATTATATTGTATGTGAAAATCATCCCTCTATGACTGTATCATTTACAGTAAATCCTGGTCCTGGTAGAGTTTATATGTGGGATAACAGAGTAGAATATCCTTACTATGACTACACAGTTCCTCAGGATGGTTCCAGATCAGCTTTAAATCTTCGTATTTATAGAGAGGATGATACTGTACCATCAAAGATTGCTGGTATAAGAGTAATGGATTTGAATAGTACTGGATGGTCTGAGACTGATACCTTTACAATTCCAGGAACAGCAGTGGGTGGTACTTCTCCTGAAAATGATATTCTGGTAGGTGCTAGCACTGATGAAACATCTGATGGTGCTTCTGATGGAACTGCTTCTTTGCATGTATGTAACTTTGGTGCTGGGGTAAATGCTGTATTTAAAAATCCTTCTACTAATAGATTGATGATCAGACTTGAAAATGATGCTATTAAAACTTATGGTACAACACATTATCTAATGGAATTGACGGATGATCATACGATCGAGTTTAGATCTGGTATCAGTCCAAAATTTTTAGGTTTTGATCCAAACAATTCTATTACTGACAGAATGGGGCGATGGGGAGGTAAAGATGGATTTGACTATTTCAGCAATAATTCGAGTTTTGAAATCAACGGGCAAGGTGGTGTAAATTCTTTTGATTTTGCTACATCATCAACACCAACAGCATATCCTTTGAAGATTGTTTCATATAAAGCACAATCGCCACAAGATGCTGATTTTAGTATCATTCAATTCATTCAAACTATTAACGGTAATGATATTTCATATGCTACATGGTTCTTCCATAAAGGAAATAATTATGGAACTGATATCTGGGATATGGATCATGTATGGCAAGGAGGGTTGACACGTATTTACACTCAAGCTGATGCTAATTACTCTGTAGGTTTTACTACATCAGGATGTAATGGGCAAAGGCAGCAGGAGTTCTCGGATACTAATACTAGTACTGCACGAATGATGAGAGAAGCATTGTATGGATACTTTAGAGGCCCTACCACCGGTAATAGTTATTCTTATTGTCAACAAGTTTTCAGCCCCAACATGGCTGTAGATAATTATCTGGGTCAGTCCGGGTACGTGGTCAAAACCAATGTTCCATATTTCAGACATAATGAATATGATGATTTAGAGCGTCCCATCACTTGGGATCCAACAGGTTTTTCGAAGGTTCCGTTTGATGTTTATGCTGGTAACAAAAATGATTATACAGAAGAATTTCAATCTATGCCTACTGAAGCAAACTATTATAGACCAATGAAAACATTGCCAATTGCAACTGAACTTTCTCCCTGTCCTTATTATCTACCAGATGATTTTGTTATGATTCAATTTGATATTAGTCCTGGTCTCGCTAGTATTAGACCTGGCGATACCGTAACTATTAGTGCAAGTGAAGTGTATGAAGTTGTTCGTGCTTCATATGAAAATAATGATGAAACTTATGATGACATTACTGACAATAGAACTAGAGGAATTATCTTTGCTGCGAGGACAACTTAATGGCAGACTTTAATTTAGAGACCGGATACGAGGTGCCAATCGGCACCCCTGCTCAACAGATTTCAACTACAGCAATGAGCCCAACAACTCTCACTAATATGGCGGTTAATGATAATACTATCTTTAATCAGGTTATATCCAGAATTAATTCTGCATATACTCCAGTTACTTGGAGTTTACAATTGACTTCGAGATCATCTACTGAAACATTCCCGCCTAAAAGTCGTCCTCATGAAGGGCAGTTATACCCTAGGTTCAATAAATAATTAAAAACTATGTCAAGAATTAAAGTAGACGAAATTTGCAACTTCGCAGAGAATGGTGCTGTTGAAGCGATCGAAGGTATCACAGTAGCATCTGGCAAAAAGTTAACTCTTCTGGGTGCTAGAACTATTGCCACTGCCGCTGATACAGGAACTGCTGGTGAAGTTTGTTGGGATGCTGATTATCTTTATGTCTGTGTAGGAGTTGATACATGGAAAAGAACTGCCCTCACTACGTGGTAAATAAATGTCAAGACTAAGAGCAGACGAAGTATTAAACAAAGCCGCAACAGGACCATTCTTGGCAACAGAAGGAATTAATGTTCCTACTGGAAAAAATATTACCTTTAATGATCTGAGTGAGACCACAGTTCTTGATGGAACATCATTAATTACTACTGATATTACTACGACAACACTAACTGTCGATCAAGTAAATCTTGGTGATAATGATGAATTAAAGTTTGGTGACGATGAAGATCTAAAATTATATCATAATGGTACTGATGGGTACATTGATAATTATTCTACTGGCGATTTACGCATTAGATCTCTTGTTGATGATATATTTATTGAGTCTGGTGATGATATTTTTCTAAATCCTAATGGCGTTGATAATGGAATAAAAGTACACGGACAAGGATCAGTAGAACTTTATCATGACGATCAACCGAAATTTGAAACTACTGCTAATGGAGTAGCAGTAACAGGACGCATATCATCTACTACTGGATGGGCGGGAACTACTTCATCAGCAAACATGCTTGGTGGTCTTTCTATGCCCTTCTCATGTGGTTTAAATGGTAGGGTTGCTTTGCCATCAACTAATGCTACGATGATCTTTGGTGGGTCAGAGTATTCTGGTGGTACAGATAACACAGAAGGTGCTACAATGCCTCATGACGGTACTGTAGTTGCTGCTACACTTCATGCCGAACAGGCAGTTGGTAATTTAAACCTTCATCTTATTGTCAATGGTACGCAAGATTCTAACTACGAATTAGCATTTACTAGTCCGACAATATCTAATCCATCAGTTATTCAAACTTTTTATTCTAACCCAAAGAGTTTCTCGGCAGGAGATAGAATTAATTTTGCTGTTAACACTAGCACACTTTCCCAGATGCAGGTATTGACAGTTACATTCTTTGTAAAATTTGACTGACATGGGGGCTTGACAGGATTTAATATTTACTATATACTGTGTAAAGAAACATTACGGAGTGTAACATGACTGTAACAACTGAAGACGGTGGACGTACAAACATGTATGCCACAGAACCCACCATGTATATGACAAAGGAATCACTTGACAGATACGGCATTGAGACCTATGCTGAACGTGCCGAGAAGTTGAACGGTCGTGTTGCTATGCTAGGATTTGTCTCAGCAGTAGTTTCATATGCTCTTAGTGGCAGTGTTTTCTTCTTCGGCGCATTTGGATTCTGATTAAGGAGACCCCTGACTATTAATGACTAACCCCAATCAACTCTATGAAGACATGGAGCGGTTGAATGCCATCTATGAAGAACTCTGCTGGGGGCATGATGATGAATTAGTATTCACTCATGATAATGGCAGAGTTATTGTATACAACAAAACTATCGAGAAAAAACAATGAACGAAAACGCAGAACGTATCAACGGTTGGGCAGCAATGATTGGAGTCATTGCAGCAATGGGTGCTTACGCATCTACAGGACAAATCATTCCAGGAGTATGGTAAATGTTAGTATTCGCATCGAGTCTGGTAATGCTTTTTGTTATTAATGCAATCTTATCTGATATTGATGTTGATGACGACAACGACGGACCAGGTGGTGGTATGATGGTTCCTGCCACGCAGGGCATTTAATATCATATCAACATATACTTATAAAATCATATAAATTCTACCTAAATACCCTATATGGGTATTTTTTTATGAGATCAATTAATGTCTGGATCTTAAAAGATGATGGTTCCACATGCTGGCATACCATACCCTGGGGGAAAAAGTATCTTGATGATATACGACAATTAGGTCGTATAATTTTTTCTTCTGTTTAACCTATACGAAATTAAAACTATGACCAACGACAAGGAACTGTCAGATCTCAAACTTGAGAGAAAAGAATGTCCTAAATGTGGTGCTACTTGGATCAATGGAAATCATATCTGGCGAGGAACTGCTAATGAAGGTAGCGAATTAGACCTGGCGGGATTGGTATGTAATAAGTATGCCAATAGTGAATGCATCAACCCCTCTAGGGGTCTTGAAGGTGGAGACTCATGGGCATATCGCTCTGGTTATATTGATGGAGCAATGACCGAGAAGAAAAAATCTATGGAACAACTCAGAGATCTGGGCAAGGACTTAGACTTCTAAAGATAAGTAGATATACTTATCAGTAGGGGGTTGACGGATCCAGGGTTTGCTGGTATTATATATACATCAGCAAGTTAAGAGACCAACACATTTCTTAACTGTTCGTAACACCCCTCAAACCAAGACCTCTAGGGTGTATAAAAACGTCTTTAATATCTCTGCCTAGGGCGCAGAGAAATAGTAACTCCACCATTCCCTGATGGTCTTACTTTTTTTTCAAAACAATGGCTTCAACTCTTTCAAGGCAACAATCTGCCTCTTCGTGGGAATCTTTCTGCGAGTGGGTAACCTCAACAAACAATCGTCTTTATGTCGGTTGGTTTGGTGTACTGATGATCCCAACACTGTTGGCGGCAACCATCTGTTTCATCGTCGCATTTGTAGCGGCACCTCCTGTCGATATCGACGGCATCCGCGAACCAGTTGCTGGTTCACTCATGTATGGTAACAACATCATCTCTGGTGCAGTTGTTCCTTCTTCTAACGCAATCGGTCTTCACTTCTACCCCATCTGGGAAGCAGCATCTTTGGATGAATGGCTTTACAATGGCGGTCCTTTCCAATTGGTAGTCTTCCACTTCCTTATCGGCATCTATGCATATATGGGACGTGAATGGGAACTGTCATACCGTTTAGGTATGCGTCCATGGATCTGTGTAGCATATTCTGCTCCAGTCGCTGCCGCGAGTGCAGTATTCCTCGTCTATCCTTTCGGTCAAGGTTCTTTCTCCGATGCTATGCCTCTTGGTATCTCTGGTACTTTTAACTACATGCTTGTATTCCA